CCAGAACCATACACTGCCTAGAAATAGGCAGCGTCAAAGCCCCCTCCTTTCATCTCGGACACCTTGCTAGGGTGCTGAGGGCTAGGTAGGAATAAGCCGGAATTGCGGGATGGCGTTGCTATGGAGTACCAATCGTCCTCGAATTTTGCGAGTCTTGAAGCTTTCAAGACTTCGCTCGAGTAACGATCGAGTACTTTCAGAGCATCGCGCGCGGTAGCGGTCCCCACCTCCTCGTACTCGAGTAACGGTAACGCCGGAGGCGTGAACGTTTTAACCGAGACGGGAAGTGGGTCGGCCCCTCTCGTCCTAAAGTGGCCCCATTCCTCTGTGATCTTAAGATCCCAAGAGGCCTGGTCAGCCAGACGAGCGGAGTCTACCACCGCAACACACAAGGCATAGAACTGGGCGTATGGTCCTGGAGAGATAAGCAGAAGCGGGATCGAGAGAATCCCGCCGAGCACCCCTTTAAACACCGGATAGCGATACCACGAAATGGTAAAGCTTTTCAGTGCGCAAAGGGCGCGGCCGCGGAAGGTTAGAGCCGCCCGGTGGAATACTTTTTCCATCCAGGCGAGGTCTACCGTGCGAACGGCAGACCGTAACACTTCCGGTCCATGGAGTAAACGAAACCATTCATCTGGCCAAGCGCTGGACGGAAGACGACATACTCCTGATAAACGGCTGCGCATATAGGCGCTCGCAAGGAGGAGCGACCCGGGAAACCGACGCAAGTCGGACCCGAGCCGCCCCACCATCTCCAACCCCTGGCTGGGAAAAACGATAAAGCCTAAATCCATCAAATGTGAAAACAGATTGATGGCTTGCCCAGAACTCCGAGTGAATCTCAACAACTCACGTCCGGAAATCCCAGATAGGTCTCCAACATGTGGAGAAACTACCCGCTTTGCGAATTCGAGGAGCCCCTTATCAGAGGAAATAGATTTCCCCAGATTAATCGGGACCCCAAGATATCGCATAATGGACAAGTACTCGTCGGCCACACCTTTTGTGAGAATGACAATGTCATCTCCCAGAAGGGCATACAACGGAAACCATCCTTTCCACCCTGAGCGGTAAGCGGCCACCTGCACAATAATGTGGTGGGTGAACGCCAACATGGCCCAGGAAGAGAGTGCACCTATTGGTTGACCGACGGCGTAACGAATACGACCGACGGCAGGGTTGGTATAGGTTCGGAAGACCATTAAAAGTCTCCAAGACCATGCCAAGACCCGCTGACCAGTTAAAATCCGAAGGATCTGTTCCTGGAGAGCAACCGGTAGGCGATCTGTTGCATTCGACAGATCGAAACTATATGAGGGGTACCCTAGGCGGGAGTAGTCCAGGAGGCTCTTAATTGGAGCCATCTGGTCAAACGTCCCATCCTGAGGGATACGGCGGAGAACATCGAATAAGTAGAGGTGAAGACTACGAAGGACCCATTGGGACCAATAGTCAACCACCCCGACAATTCGACGTTTTCCTCCTCCATCCTTCGCCAGGACGACTAGTCGCCCTAGCGGTAGACGCGTTCCTCGATACCAAAGGAAGAGTGCGACCGGCATCAGAAGATGAGATACGAGTGCTAGCCAAATGGCCAGTGCTCGCTGTCGACTCGACCAGGCGTACAGTATGAAAACCAATAACATTGGAAAATTCAAACTGAATGCCAGGATGTCTTTCGCAGAACCCCAGAG